TACCTAAATTTTTAGGTTTTCTTTTTTTAATTTTGAATTCACCCTCTTGTTTAACGGGTTCGTTTACTTTTGTTTCTTCTGACATGATAAAATATTATATAATTATTAAATGTTTAACTAGGCGGCATCATATTTTGTAAACCAAACGTGCCTAGTTGCGATGAGTCTCCACCCTCAAAATCGACTGGAGCTGAATCATTTTGTCGTTGATTTATTAATTGACTTTGTTGAGTTCCTTGTAATTTAACTCTTTTGTCTTTTCTATCTTCTATTTCTTTTTCTTTAGTACCTTCAACACCTAGCTTTATTTGTGCTAGTTGTTTTTGGTATTCAAACTCTTGAGCCATTAACTGTTGTTTAACAGAAAGCTCTGTTTGCATTCTCTCTATTTCAAATTGAGACTTAGCTTGTTCTACTTGTACTTGTGATTGTGTTAATGCTTGGTTCTTTTGAACTTCAGCCATAGCAGCAGCTTCAGCAGTTTTAGCGTTAGCTTGAGCTTGAGCCTCAATCATTTGTTTTTGCTGAGCTTGATCTCTTTGTAGTTTCTTTTTTCTTTTTTGTTTTAATAACTGATTAGCTAGTTTAAGATTTTTTATTTGTCTTATATCTATAGCATCCTCAAGGTCTATACCACCTGTTTTTAAAGCCAGTTGTATGTTTTGCTCTAGTTGAGCTTTTTCTTCTTCATCAGGCTCTAATTCTAAGAATATACCAAAATCATGTAGATTTAAATTAGATATTTCACCTAGTGTCTGTGCGTTGTAAAGAGATATACTTTCTATTAAAGCATTTTTGGTTAATGGGAAAGCTAATACATCAGCAAGTTTTAAAGATACATTTTCACATATTCTAAGGGCTAGATATAAACTAGCTTGATTAATATGTTTTGTAGCTATATTAGATTGATTAGCGGCCATCTTAGCAATACCTACTAAAGAGTCTTTGTCTTGCATACTACCATCACGAGCCTCATTTAAACCGGTGACATCTCTTATCATTTGTAAATAGTAGTTATAAGTTTGTATTAAACTTTGTAACTTAGCTCCACTAGCAGATGATGTTAATTCTTGAATAGGTACTTTACCTCTATTAAGTTCACCATCTTGAGTAAGTGATCTACCAACTATAGAACCTGTTTGGAAATACATATTCAATGCTTCCGCTGGATTATAATTAGTTCCATTACCTAAATCAACTTCAGCTAAACCATCCATGTCTAAGAACACACCATCAGGTACCATTCTAGATAACACTTGCTGCATTTTTAAATGAGTTATTTGAATCATATCAGCAAAACCAGTTATCTTACTAACTAAAGATTCTATTCTACCTTTATATATTCTTGGTGCACATAAAGCATAATTCATTTCAACTTTAGTACTATCAGAAGATGGTCTTGTCATATTCTCAGCCAACTCCCATTTAAGCATAGTATTTGTACCTAATACTTTAGCGCCACTATATAATACCTCTATTGTTCTTGATACTCTATCGTAAGTATCTGCTGGAGGTGGATTAAATTCATCTGTTTTTTGAATTACTTTTTCTAAACCATTATCAGTTTGTTTTAATTTAAACACCTGATTCATGTAGGTTTTATATTCAAAATATAATATCTGTATGGTGTTAGCGTCGTAATTACCCCAACCTGTTACATACTGCCTATTACCTGGCATCTGTTGTATTCTTTGTAATTCTTCTTCACTAATTTGCGGAAATTGTTTTTTAAGTTCCGGTAGAGTTATAGACTTAACTTCTCCAACATAATATATGTCTTCAAAATTAGGATCTTCTGTATAAGAATATATAACATGAGCAGGATCTACGTAGTCTATAGTAATTCCATTTGATTTGTTGAAGTTAGTTTTTGCACAAGCAATACCACAAACAACTAAATCTTCATTTAATCTACGTTTAGTTAACTCCCATCTGTTTTTAGCTAATGTAGTTGATATAGCTTCTTCTTCTGCTATTTCAATAGACTGCTTATAGCTTAGCTGCATATGTAACTCAAGCTCTTCTTTTGTTTGAGGTAACATAGGTGCAGGCATGTTAGACTGTGAAGCATCTATACCTAGTGTTTTTTGTGCTAATTCTATCTGCTCTCTAGCAAACATATCTTCAGCAATAGCTGTAGCATAGTTTGTTCTTTTCTTTACAGATTCTGGATCTTGAGAATAAGCTTTTATATCAAACTCTTTTTGTGATATACCGTTAACAACTATATTTACAAACTTGGATATAACTGGTACTGGTTTCCAGTCTAAATTAAGATAAGACAAATCACCNTTAATNGATAATTCATCTTTGTATTTTTGAGTTGATTGCTCTCCTCTTGCATATAANCTTAAGCTGTGAAAATTATTCCAACTAGTTAAGTATCGATTACCGTTAGTCCTACCTTGGTCAAACCACTCAGTCTCAATAGCGGATGCTACTTGAGATCCATACTCCCATGAAGCTTTTTCTGCATCTGGTACTACCTGACTTGGAAAAGCGCTATTTGAATTAGTATATATTTTCATTTATTCAATTATTTTTGACAATGTACCTTTGTTGTTATATCTTTTAAAACCTAAATCATAAACTTGCTTTTGCACAATAGGATTTGGTCTATATTTATTTTTGTTACAAGCCATTATAGCTAGGCCTGAACTAATAGATGCATCATGAGATGTTCTATTATTTATATTAAACTTAGCCCAGTCTTCTAAAGTTCTTTGAAAATATACATCACCGTAGTTTCCATCTTCCCTTAATCCAACGTAGTCTTCTATATAAGATTCAATTGCTGCAGCGTGTGCTTGTTTTATATCTTCACTTGAATTAGGTATTCCACCTATTTCTCTCTCTGTTGTAGATAATTTATTATATTTTTTATCAGGTCTATTTATAGAATAACCTCTATAACCTCTACGTTTAAAATAATAAAGTAATCTTGGTTTGTTATTCTCTGCTAATATTGGCATACCGTAAAAAACGCAAGCCATTAAAACATCTTCAAAGAATATCTCAGCTGTTTGTGGACGAGCGATGTATTCTAAGAAAAAGTGGTTTGGTGGTACATTATCCATGCTAAACTTAGTTAAGCCTGTTAAAGCACCGTTAGAACCTCTTCTATCAACAGTTCCTGATATATCATAACTATCACAACCAAAAGCTCCAGTGTGTTCATTACCTGGCCACTTTAATCCGTTTTTAATAATTACGTTATTTTGCATTTCCATAGGTGGTATCCAAGATATAAAAAACCTTCCTTGTTTACTTGGCATAAAAACAACTTTAGTGTCTTTAACACCATTGACCCAGTGAAATCCACCTTGAGTTATAATACCGCTGTTTTTTAAATCAGCGTTCCAGTCTACTTGCTGGTATATTTTAGTTAAGTTAAATAAAGAAGATTTAGCTTCATCTCTAAAAGCGTGTTCTTCAGTTCTTGGAAACTGACGATAAAATTCATTTAAACCGTCTTGATCTTCTTTTAAACCATTTACTTCATTTTGCCAATACTCTATTACACCTATCTTGATTTTAGTTCCATGAGGATCTTCGACAGGTTTTTTTGGTGTGTTGAATACAGGTAAGCCATAAGAATCAATGTATCCTTCGTAGTTCCATTCCATAGGTACGAACAAAGAATATAGTCCTGAGCTTGTCTGTCCGTTGGCGTTTCTTTTTGTAACATCTGAACTATTGTATAGTTTTTTAAAGTTATCTCCTCCTTTGTCTAAAGCGTTTGATGTTGAACCCATCATACACTTACCTATAACTTTACTACCTAGTCTAAGGGTTGTTTTTGTAACACGCCAGTTGTTGAGTATGTTGTTAGGCCTTTCCCATTTACCACTTTCATCGTGGACAAGAAGTTTAAGTTTTTCACCATCATAGGAGTTGTCACCTGTATTTTTCCAATCAATTGTTGTGTCAAGACCGGTAATCTCTTTAAGTGTTTCGTTAGAGTCAAGCTTTCTACGAGTAAATTTAGATGCAGGTACTCTGTATGCAAGTTCGGTTTTAGGTCTGTCCATACCGTCTTGTATTGGTTTGAAAAAGAAGGGATAGTTAACGGATATTGGTACGACCTTATCTGTGAACATTTTTTTAGCATCGGGGCCAGATTTGGACAAAATCCCAAACCGTGAGTCTGTTGAAATTGTCGCCATGTTGACGCATTCGCCAGAGGCCATGAACGAGAATCCAGAACGTCTGTTCTTGAGGTAGCACATACCATAAGACCTGGCATCAGCTTTGCATGCTTCCCAGAAGATATAGAATAATCTATTTGCTTCTCTAAAATCTGGCTTCCCAACATCAATCTTGGACCACTGCAGGTACATATAATGAGTGCCAGTAATGTAAGTAGGAGAGTTTTTATTATAAAACCAAAAACCTTCTTCCCTGTGACTAAACTCTTTATCAATGTACTCATACCATTCCTCTTTAAAATCAACTGAGTATTCTTCCCAATCAAATATTGTCTTTATCTTGCTTAAGGCTTTTGGTAATTGAATTCTTTCAAATTTATTTGACTCAAACCTAGCAACTTCTTTTTCCTTAGGTAGAGCTATTTTAAGGTTTTGAATCTCGTATATCTCACCTATTTCTCCGGTCTTACTTATAACTACTACATCATATTCTTCATTGTAACCGTACTCCCATTTCTTATATTTATTCTTATGATTTAATGTTTTAGAATCTATATAGTTCTTTAATACTTTATGTAAGGTTTTATCGTACATTATTTAGATCTACCTTCTGCAAAACCTTTAAAAGCTTTTTCTTCTTTCGCTTCTTTTGGTTTATT